GAAAAGGTCAGAACGCATTACATCGAAATCCTTCTTTCTGTGGTCCGTCCAGCCGTAGTCTGGGTCTAACTTTCCTCGCACCTGATACACCGCCTCACCCTTGCCGCCATCGGCGCAGACCGACAGCGCGGCTCGGGCAGCGCGCAAAATCTTCGGCGCGTGCCAAAGCGGGTCATAGATGATCGTGTCCGGTCCCGGATAGTTTTTCGCGAACCATTCTGTGAATTGCCGCTCCGCATCGTCTGCCGCGCGTTTGTTGTCTGTCATTTCCGCTCCCTAGTCTGCGCGATCAGTTGATCGCTCGGAATCTGCGTCATCAGCGCGGCGAGTTCAAGCGCCCCGCTCTCGGTCGTTTGCATCACCGTCGCGACAAGCGCGGCGCCCCGGTAAATCCACCACTTCACATAGGACACGTCAGACCTCGAAGGTGACGGGCACGGCGATCTTCAGCGCGCGGGCATTGAGACCGGCGCGGGCTTCGGCTTCGGTGTCGAACCAGTCGGCATGACCGCCGGGGAAAATGTTCACATAGACGGTTCTCGTCGTTTTCACTTCGTATCCTCTCTTTCGGGTTGTGCTGTGCTGAAATACTACCCTAACGAGAGCATATGTCAACAGGAGATTCAATGAAGCGCGCGCAATGCAAGGCGTTCGCGCGCTCCACTGGCGCGCAGTGCCAAGCGAAGGCGGTCCCCGGTAAAACCGTCTGCCGCATTCACGGCGGCGCATCGGACGGGGCGCCCAAGGCGAACCAACACGCCACGAAGCATGGCATTTACGGGAAGTTCCTGACCGACGAGGAAAAAGGCGACTTCGACGCTGTGACGGCGCGCATCGGCACGCTTGACGCGGAAATAACGCTGCTGCGGTTCCGCATGCGCCGGGCGCTCGATGCTGAAGCGAAGGCGTTCGAGAGCGACAAAGACGGCCTCGAAGTCGTGCAGCGTCACGATCGCGAGGCGTCCGAGTTCGGCCCAGGCGATGAAACGGTGCGCAAGCGCGTCGATTACGGCGAGCACGTCGAGCGCATCGCGCGGCGCGTGGAATCGCTCGAACGCACGCGCGCCGAACTGCTGAAGATGCAGCGCGAAACGCCGCCGGATGACAGTGACGACGGCCCGCCGCGGTGGGAAATCGAAATCATCCCTCCGAAGGCGCCAGAATGACGCGCGTCATAAATTCGAAGATGACCGTTCCGCAAGCTGAATTCTTCGGCATGACGGATAAATACTGTGCATTTGTTGCAGGTTTTGGAACAGGAAAGTCCGAAACGATGGCGAACTGCGCTGTGCGCGACGCGATGGATTCGAGCGATGCGATGGTCGCGCTGTACGAACCGACGTTCGACTTGATTCGCCTCATCATGGCGCCGCGCATGGAAGAAAAACTAGTCGAGCTAGGCGTGCGCTATCGGTATAACAAGACCGAAAACATTATCTACACGTCGAGCGGCGGCATCGGCGATTTCATTCTGCGCACGCTCGAAAACCCGGCGCGCATCGTCGGTTACGAGAGCTACCGCGCGCACGTCGACGAGCTTGACGTGCTGACCGAAGACAAAGCCCGCCTCGCCTGGCAAAAGATCATTGCGCGGAATCGGCAGAGACCTCGCGGCATCGCGAAGCCATTCAACCGGGTCAGCGCTTACACGACGCCGGAAGGGTTCAAGTTCACGTATAAGACGTGGAAAAAAGACCCGAAGAACGGCTATCGCATGCTGCAAGCTGCGACCGCCTCGAATCCGTTCCTGCCCGATGACTACATTCAAGGCTTGATGGATTCGTACCCGCCGCAGTTGATTTCAGCTTATTTGCAGGGCGAATTTGTGAATCTGACGCAGGGTGTCGTCTACCCCTGCTTTGATCGCAAGGAAAGTGTGAAGGCCTGCCCGGTTGATCCGTCGCTGCCGCTTCACATCGGAATGGACTTCAACGTTCTGCCGATGAGCGCATCGGTCCACCAGGAGCGGCCGAACGGCGAAATCTGGTGTGTTGGCGAAATCTGCCTGAAGTCGAGCAATACGCACGAGATGGCCGACGAGATTGTTCGGAAATACGGGCGCGACTCGTTCGACCCGTCCAGGCCGGATTTGTCGCACATCACCATCTACCCCGATCCAGCCGGCACGCAGCAAAAGACGAGCGCGCAAGGCAAGACCGACATAGGCATCTTGCGCGACAAGGGCCTGAAGGTCATTCACATGAGCGCTCACCCGACCATCCGGGACCGAGTGAACTATGTGAACGGCTGGCTTTTGAATGGGAGTAAGCAGCGCCGGTATTTCGTCGACCCGTCATGCGCGACGGTCATCGAGTGCTTCGAGCAGCTTGTGTATGACCCGAACACCGGGCAGCCCGACAAAAAGAGTGGCGCCGATCACATGCCCGATTCGATCGGGTATTACTTGTGGACGAAACACAACTGGATTCCGGCTCAACGCACACAATCCGATCACCTTGTGCGCTAAACTACTCTCTCTAGGAGATTGGACGCCCATGAAAGAGATGATTTTGACGCGCGGATTTGTTGCCCTTGTCGACGACGAGGATTACGAGTCGCTTTCCAAGTGGAAGTGGAGCGCCGATAAGGTCGGGTATGCGTATCGCATGGCATACGATCCCGCGACGCGAAAGCAGCGGTATCAATCCATGCACCGCCAAATCCTCGGCCTCTCGCCCGATGATCGCCGTTTCGTCGATCACATAGACCTGAACAAGTCGAACAACCGACGCGCAAATCTGCGCATCGCAAACCGCTCGCAGAACGGAATGAACCGACTAACCCTGCCGAACAATACGTCGGGCGTGAAAGGCGTCTCTTACTTCAAAGAAACGGGGCAGTGGAAGGCTTACGTTCATGTGAAGAAAAAGCTGAAGTACCTCGGCCTCTACGACACGATCGAAGAGGCTGCGGAAGTTCGCCAGCTTGCGGCGGCGATGGTCTATGGCGAATTCGCAAATCATGGGGAGCGCACATGAAAATCAAGACCTATTCGACCTTGCTTCAAATGGAGCATTACGAACCGGAACATGAGCCGCGGCTGTTCGAAGCGGTGTTCGAGCAAACGGGCTTCGACACGGTTTCCGCAGTCATGACGCGCGTTCCTGATGGCGTGATCGGCTCGACCCATCTCACACAATACCGGATTCACTGATGTGGCAAACCCTCAAAGAGCGGCACACGAAAGATAAAGATTTGCCCGATCGAGCGCACCTGATCGGATGCCTGACGGCGATTCTCGACGGCACGCAATACGACGTGCTGCCCTACTCGTTTCACACCGAGAAGAACGACGCCGAAGAGTACATTCCGCTGCGCGATCGCCGACCGTCAGTGCGTTACGCGCTCTGCTCGTCGGTCGTCGATGATTCTGTCGGCCTGCTGTTCTCCGAAGAACACTTTCCGAAGGTCACGAGCGAGAACCCCGACGCGGCCGAAGCGCTCGAAGCGATCGCGAAGGATTGTCACCTGAACGAGACCATGATCGACGCGGCGACGCGCGGCGCGGTCGGCTCGGTCGCGGTGCTGATGCGCGTGCTGAAAAATCGGCTGTTCTTCGACGCGCTCAACACGCAATACCTCACGCCGGTGTGGCAAGACGACGCGCCCGACTCGCTCGCGAAAGTCGTCGAACTCTACAAGACGAAGGGCCGCGCACTGAAGGCGCTCGGCTATCCGATCGGCGACGACGACCTCGCGAAAGACTTCTGGTTTCGGCGCGAGTGGGACCAAAGCGCCGAATCATGGTTCGAGCCGATGCCAGTCGCAAAGGGCAACGAACCGGAAACGATGACGCGCGACGCCTCGCGCTCGGTCTCGCACTCGCTCGGCTTCGTGCCTATCGTCTGGATTCGCAACCTGCCAGGCGGCGACGACATCGACGGCAAATGCACGTTCTCGAAGGCGATCGACACGAACATCGAACTCGATTACCTGCTCTCGCAAGGCGGGCGCGCGCTGAAGTACGCGAGCGACCCGACGCTGATGATTAAAGAGCCGGCAACCGGTCAAGGCGGCTCGCTCGTCAAGGGCGCCGGCAACGCGATCACGGTCGGCGCTGACGGCGACGCGAAGTTGCTCGAAATGAGCGGTGACGGCACGAACGCGCTGCTCGAATACGTGCGTCTCGCGCGACAGGTTGCGCTCGAATCGATTCACGGCAACAAGGCCGACGCCGACAAGATCGCCGCAGCGCAGTCGGGTCGCGCGATGGAACTCATGAATCAGGCGCTTATCTGGCTCGCCGACAAGCTGCGCATTTCATACGGCGAAAAGGGCTTGCTGCAACTCTATCGCATGATCGCGAAGGCGTCGCAGAAAGCCGCGTTGGTCAACTCCGAAGGCGAGAAGATTCCCGCCATCCAGACCGACAAGCCGTTCGCGCTGAAATGGCCGGCATGGTATGCCCCGACCTGGGCAGATAAGACCAACGAAGCGACGACGCTCGGCGCACTGACGTCGGGCGGCTTGCTCTCGAAGCAAACCGCAACGGAATCGATCGCCGAGCAATACGACGTCGAAGACGTTCCCGCCGAACTCGCGCGGATCAAGGGCGAAACCGCTGATGCGGACGCTCGCGAGGTCGCGAAGGCGGTTGCACTGAAACCAGTGCCGGATAACACCGGCAACTGATCGCGCTCGATGCGCAACACCGAACGGCCCGCTCGATGCGGGCTTTTTTCATTTTTAGGGCGGGCAGATGCCCGAATCCACACACATGCGAATCTCGAATCTCCTTTCCTTCCTGCTCGGCTTCTCCGCAACGTTCCGCCTCGGCGCCGATGGCGATGACGCTGGCGGCAACGCACCGGACAACCGACAAGCGCCGAAAGAGTCTTTTTCCCGCGAGTACGTGAGCGAACTGCGCGAAGAAAACAAGTCGTGGAGGCTGAAGATCAGCGAACGCGACACCGAACTCTCGACGCTCAAAGCGAAGGTCGCGGAACTCGAAACCGGCAGCAAAGACGCGCTCACCGCCGCCGAACAAGCCGCGAACGATCGCGTGCTGCGCGCCGAATTGAAAGCGGTCGCGGCAAAGCACGGCGTCGTCGACGTGAACGACGCGCTGAAGGTGCTCGACCTCGCCGGCGTGAAGCTCGACGAGAAAGGCGACCTCATCGGCGCCGACGAACTGTTCGACGCCGCGAAGAAAGCGAAACCGTACCTCTTCGCCGCAGTGAGCACGTCGAGCACGAGCAAGACGCCGCCTGCCGGCGACCCGAAGCCGGTCGATGTTCGCACCGCAGACGCGAAGGATTACGAGGCACAGAAAGCGGCGTACCTGAAGGCGTCGCGCTAAACCCGCCCGAAACCGAGCAGTAACCCATCCAACGAAGCCCGCCACTGTGCGGGCTTTTTGCTTTTAAGGACGCATCACACATGCCGATCAGCAATTTCCCCGCCGCTCT